CTGGCGACCATGATGGACGGCGGCGCCCGGTATGCCAAAATAAACGGGCTGGAAACCGAGCCGCCTCTGACAGCGGATGAGCTGCTGGACGTGATGGATCTGAATGACTTCGGCCAGCTCCGGACAAAAATCACGGAGGCTGTAGTCTCCGGCAGAGAGACTCACGTGGAGGCGGACCCCGGAAAAAACGCGGAAACCACTCCGACGGCCCCTTAGCGCCGGAGTGGTTTTTGTGGTACGGAATGGCCGTCGGCCTCACATACACGGAGGCGCTGGACGTGCCGTTTGGAGAGCTGCTGGACTATATCGCCATTGAGCAGATCAAGCGGGAGGGTTTTGCCCCCAAGCACGCTTTGACAGACGAGGAAATTATCCCAAATGTGAGGTGAGACGATGGCGGTCGATATTGGCCCGAAAATTGGCATTGACGGCGAAAAGGAATTTAGAGAATCCCTGCGTGCCATGGGACAGCAGCTCAAGACTCTTGGAACGGAGATGAAGGCGGTGACCTCCGCCTTTGACGTTGACAACGACAGCCAGAAAAAGCTGGCGGCGCAGTCTGACGTGCTGAACCGGCAGTTGGAAGTCCAGCAGCAGCGCCTGGGCGAGGTGCAGAAGGCTCTGGACTACGCCAAGGCCAACTACTCTGAAAACAGCAGTGAGGTACAGCGGTGGCAGCAGGCGCTGAACAACGCCACCACCGATGTAAACCGCACGAAAAAGCAGCTCGATGAGCTGGAGACCGGCGTGGAGGGCGTGGGCGATGCCATGGACGGCGCCGGGCAGAAAACAAGTTTGTTTGGCGATATGTTAAAGTCAAATTTGCTTGGAGACGCTATTAAATCTGGCGTCAAGGCGGTGGCCAGCGGGATCAAGTCCCTCATCAGCGGAGCCGTTGAAAGCTACGGCGAGTATGAGCAGCTGGTGGGCGGCGTGGAAACGCTGTTTGGCAGCTCTGCCGACACGGTGATCAAAAACGCGGAGAACGCCTACAAAACGGCGGGCCTTTCCGCCAACGCCTATATGGAAACGGTGACCAGCTTCTCCGCGTCGCTGCTCCAGTCCATGGGCAATGACACGGAAGCCGCAGCTAAAAAGGCGGATCTGGCGCTCACGGATATGTCGGACAACGCCAACAAGATGGGTACGGATATGCAGTCCATCCAGAACGCCTATCAGGGCTTTGCCAAGCAGAACTACACCATGCTGGATAACCTGAAGCTGGGCTATGGTGGTACTAAAGAGGAAATGGCGCGGCTAATTGAGGACGCAGCCAAGTTGAAAGGCTTATATGGTGCAGATGCTGCGCTTTATGCAAATAAAGGTGTAAACGGAGATCTGTCCATTATTATTGATGCCATCCACACAGTCCAGACGGAAATGGGGATCACCGGCACCACGGCACTGGAGGCATCCACCACCGTGGAGGGCTCTATCAGTTCCATGAAGGCGGCATATCAGAATTTTGTCACGGGTCTGGGCGATCAGAACGCCGATATCGGCGCTCTGACCGAGGAGCTGATCCAGACTGCTGGTACGGTGGCAAAAAACGTGCTGCCGGTCATTGAGTCCGTGGTGAAGAACATTGCAGAAACCGTAAGGGAACAGGGGCCGGACATGATCACAAAGTTTGTGGCCTATGCTACGGAAAAGATGCCGGAGGTGCTGAAGCTGGGCATTCAGTTGATCGTGTCTCTGGTAAAAGGACTGGCGCAAAACCTGCCGGAGCTGCTCCGGGGCACGCTGGCGTTGGTAGATGCCATCATCAGTGCCTTTCTGGATTCCCTGCCGGACATCATTGAGGTCGGCAAGGACATCGTCCGGGGGCTTTGGGAGGGTATCAAGCTCATGGCCAGCTGGATCGGAGAAAAGGTCTCCGGCTTTGTCGGCGGCATCGTGGACGGCGTCAAGGGCGTGCTTGGCATCCACTCACCTTCCCGGGTGTTTGCCGGAATCGGCCAGAATATGGCGCTGGGCCTTGGTCAGGGCTTCGAGCGGCAGATGCAGCGCGTTTCCTCCGGGATCCAGGACGCCATCCCCACGCCGACGGTGGATACCGTCTACAATGCGGCGGCTGGCCTGGTAAACGGACTTGCGGCACAGAGCGCCGGAAGCCCCGGCGGCAGCTATACGATCAACCTCATCCTGCAAAACGGCCAGCAGATCGCCAGCTGGCTTCTGCCTGATCTGCGGGACGCGGCCAGGAGCAACCCGGAGGTGGCAACGGCATGACACAGTTGATTATCAACGGCATTTATCTGCCGGAAACCAGCAGGGACAAGTATCAATGCTATCCCGGGGAATTGTCTGTTAATGTGCAGATGATCTCCGGCCGGACGGTACAGGAGGTCCGGGGCCATGTGCAGATGATCACATGGAGTTACGATTACATGGGGAACGCCCTCTGGCGGCAGCTGGCAGCTGTGCTGCGCTCCGGTAAGGCGTTCCCGGTGGTGTATCTGCCGGACGATTCTGACACCATGGCCACCGGCACGTTTTTAGTGGAATCCATGACACAGCCAACCTACGCCTTCTCCCGGAATGGCGTAGGGCTGTGGCACAATGTAGGCTTTACGCTGCGGGAGGTGACGCCGCATGATTAAAAGCGGGCAGGCGTATCATGCGGCGATCACAGGAGACGCGCGGCGGGTGCTGCTGCGGGCGGTTATTGACATCATTTCCCCGGACATCGTGTTCGGCGCCGGGGAGACCTCCGGGCAGATCCCGTGGAGCAAGCCGGAGCAGCTCCACGATAAGGTTTTTGGCAATCCCACCAAATACGCTACGTTAGAGCGTGACCGGTGGGCGCTGGATGGGACGTGGGACCTTCTCCCGGACGATCCCGCTCAGACGGCGGGCCAGATGGGCTACATCGGCAACGTGCTGTCCGGCGCGGACGGGACGTTTTCCACGCCGCCGTGGGTGGAACTGCAATTCTCCGGCGTGTCTGTCTTGCAGGCATGCTCCGTGTATTTCCCGGGCAATGACTATGACGGCCTTCCGGAGGATTTCACGGTGGAGATCAAGCAGGGCGGCACGGCGTACCACACGCGGACGTACACCGGCAACACAGCTTTTTCCGTATCGCTGGAGGGCTTCACGGTCAACAACCCTGACGCCATCCGGGTGACGGTGACCAAGTGGTCACGGCCCAGCAGGCGGATGCGGGTGGTGGAGATCGTCCCCGGCGTGTACGAGGGCTGGGACGGCGGTATGATTGCGGAGTTCAGCGTGAAGCAGCAGGGCAACATCGCGGCCACGGCGCTGCCGTATGGCACGTGTACCCTCAAGATCGACAACCTCTCCCGGCGGTTTGAGCCGCGCAGTAAAAACGGGCTGTTTCAATCCATCGAGGAGCGGCAGGGGATTGACGTCTCTCTGGGCGTCCGGCTGGCGGACGGCACGGACGAGTACAAGCGGCTGGGGATCTTCTACCAGTATTCCGGTGGCTGGAAAACCGGCGACAACGGTCTGACGATGCAGTGGAATCTGGTGGACATCATCGGCCTGCTGGCAAACCGGGAATTTCTGGCACCTGCCACGCTCCCCACTACGCTTGGCGGGTGGATCGGCGCTCTGGCGGCGCAGCTGGGCGTCAACTTCCAGGATCGGTGGCACGTGGACCCCAACTACACGGCGCTGCCGGTAACGGTGCGCACGGCGGACGATCTGCAAGGGAAATCGTGCGGCGATATCCTCCGCTGGGTGTGTCAGGCCACGGGGACATGGCCCCGTGCGGACGCCTCCACCGGAGACCTGACCGCCGAGCCGCTGTGGAGCGAGGGGAACCGGGTGACACTGGACAACCTCAACGGCTACCCGGTTATGAAGGCCAACGGGGACGTGGCGGCGCTGATCTTCACCCTCAACGATGGGGCGGATACGAAATACATCGTGTCCGGCAATGCCACATCCTCCAGCGAGACGGTGAGCATTGACAATCCGTTTATCAAGACCGAGGCGCAGGCGCTGGCGGCGGCGCGGCTGATCCTCTCCACCTACGGCGGCAACGTGCTGGCTCTGACGGGCCGGGGCGATCCGTCTTCCGAGATCGGAGACGTGGAGACGGTGTGGCTGGACGAGAGTCAGGCCACCACGGCGCGGCTGACCATGCAGACGTTTCAGTTTTCGGGCGGCGTCATGCAGGGCTGCCAGAGCCAACTGCTACAGGCGGACGGCAGCTTCCTGTATCAGGGGCGCGAGGTCATCACCCAGCCCGGCACATGGAAGGCCCCGGCGGGGAAGAGATCTCTGCGGGTCATCGTTGTGGGAAAAGGCGGAGACGGCACCAAGGGCGCGGACGGCAATTTTGAAAACGCCGGTGCGGATGGCGTGGACGGCTTGGGCGGCCGTGTATGGGCCGGAACCATTAACATCAACGAAGGGCAGGCGTTCCCGGTGACCTTCGGCGAGGACACCACATTCGGCGCGTACTCCTCCGCCAACGGCAAGCGCTACGATAACGGCTACACGGACGTGGCCAGCGGCGACAGCTTCGCCCGGACGGGCGTGGCAAAGCCGGTGCCGGGAACCGGGGACGGCGGAGCCGGCGGCAAGGGCGGCGAACAGGGGCGGCGGAAGGAAAAAACATGGACGGATGATGCGGGTGTATCACACAGTTCGTGGAAAGTCTATAGTTACCCAAAACCCGGTTTAAATGGCGCGTTAGGAGCTTTGGGCTGCGTGGTGGTCTATTGGGATAAGGAGGACGCATGAGCTTTGACATTTCCACCCTCGTCACAGACCGAGGCGATGGCACATATTACAACACTACAGATCTCAACCGGGTAGGTGCGGCGGTGGAGTATGTGGCGGGGCGGTTCCAGGCGCTGGGCTATGATTGCCCGGTGCGAGTCAAAAAGGACTGGTCCGAATCGGACACACCTACGGCCAGCCAGATGGAGACGTACCGGCAAAACATTGCCACCCTGCGGCGGCAGATCGCGGTGATGCAGTCCACCCCGGAGACGCCGGAAACCATGCGGTTCCTGGATTATATCAAAGCCAATCATATTGAGCAGATCTTGAGAGATCTGGATCGGCTCATTATCAATATGCAAAAATCGTGGTACTTCTCCGGCGAGCTGTACGCCGGAGAGGTTTGAAAGGAGAATGATATGCAAGATCGAGTCCCTCTTTATCCCGGGCGGGTGAAAATGACACCGGTGGCCGGACAGGAGAACACCTTTGACTTGGTCCGCGCGGACCAGCCGACGCAGGAGGGCACACCCTTGAACAAGGCAACGCTACTGAAAGATGCAACAGCGGCAATTTTAGGGCTGCCCAGTACAGCTGTACCGGATGACGCGTTTTTGGCGCTTGCATTGCCTGCCGGAAAGTATGCGATTTCCGTAACGGTAAAATCCCCCGGAGGGCGGCCTATGTCCGGCATTTCTCTTTCCGGCATTGTAACCGCTGCGGGAAGCGCTGTTGTTACCGATGAAAACGGTGTTGGTTTTGGATTTTCCACGAGCTCCTCGACAACAATCACTGCCGATATTTCTTCTTTCTTGGATTTAACAGGCACCGCCAGCGTAACGCTGACGCCGAAAGAAAAGATCGTCAACGAAGCAGAAATTGTTTGTAAACGCGGTTCCGCAACGAAAGCAACGTTTTCCGCAAGTAAAACAGTGAAGTTCTCCCCCGACGTTTCGGAATATGATGCCTCCGCCATCGGCGGCGGGGAAAACGGGAAACCTGGTACCGGATCTCAGAAACGTGGTACGTATTCTGCCGCAGGCGGAGATGGCGGAAAAGCAGGTGGCGTTTTAAACTTGGGAAAACAACCGTACACCTATCCGGATGCCATTCCGTTGGTTGTCGGAGCGGTTGGAGGCGTTTCCAAGATTGGGGAAGCCTCTACCCCTGCCGGTGTCCCTGGAGGTAAAGGTGCAAAATATACGTATAGTTTCCAAATTGATAATCCAATTGCCGCAACGGCCGGCAGCGATACATCTGGTTTTTTGTACCCGCCGACACAAGTAGGCGGATCTGGCGGTGGCGGAGGCGCCTATATCACGGAAGGGGGCAACCCGGTAAAACCTGCGGCGGGCGGTTCACCCGGCGGCGGGCACGGCGAGGAATTGGGTATGCCGTATAAAACGGACGGAACGAAGCCAGGCGCCGGTGGCGGAGGCGCACAGGCAACTCTGTCTGGAGAGGCAGGCAACCTATCTCCCGGTACAGCAGGAAAAGGCGTTGCCGGACTGGTCGGAATCATGTGGAGGTATAAATGATGAATTTCTGTGTTGTGAATCATGAGGGCATCATTGAGAACGTCATTGTGTGCGACGATGACGCCACCGCAAAAGAGTTCGGCGCGGTTCCCGGCTACGAAGGCGCCCGGATCGGAGATCCATACGTCGCACCGCCTCCGCAGCCCACCGTACTGGACCGGCTGGAGGCGCAGGTGACCTATACGGCCATGATGACGGACACGCTGATGGAGGGCTGATGCGATGAAGGAGAAAATCAAACTCTGGTACGGACAAGGACTGTGGAGTGCTGGGATGGTCCGGAACGCCGTGAAAAAGGGTGTTTTGACCGAGGATGAAGCGGCGGAGATCTTGGGCTTGCACGAAACCAAGTCGGAACTACCCTAAAAACTGCAACTTTTAAGGAGTGTGTTATGGCGGAGACGATAATCTGCGCCCTCATCACAGGGGGGCTGACGCTGAAGCGCGTGGACGATGGGGAGATCATCATCCCATCCTCCACGGCGGGAAGCACGAGGAAATTCAATCTGACGGTGGACGATAGCAGCACCGGCAAAGCCACGGAGGTGACGTCCTAATGGTACAGGGTGATGCGTACAGCATCGATATCACGATCAAAAACCTGGGCGAGGCGATCCCAATTGACACCGTGGAAAAGGTGGAGGTTACTCTGCTGAACCTGACGCGGTCCTATCCGGAGGAGGTCACCTATTCGGACGGGAAATTCCACTTCCCGGTCACCCAGACGGAGACCTTCAAACTTCCCCCGGTGTGCCCCATGCAGGTCCGGGTGAAGTTTACCGGCGGGGACGTGGTCGGTTCCGTGATCCGGATGGTGGAAGTGGCCGGGGCGATCAGTAAGGCGGTGCTGTAATGCTTACCTTCGAATTGCAGCAGCGAGAGGCTCTTGAGGTCTCCTTTGCCGTGTCTATCGTTGCGGGAAAGGAAGACCCCTACACCGGAGCCTACAAGGTGACGCCTAAGATCTACGGCCCGGTGGTGCTGGAAACAAAGGACAAGTCCATGGCGGACGATGTGACGGTCTTAAAAATCCCCCAATTTGAGGTGTCCAACGAGGCCGGGGGAAATACATTGATTATGGGAGACGAATATTATGGCGGATAAGTACATCAACAAGGTCATCATCGGCAATGACGTCAAGCTGGATCTCACCGCTGACGATATCACTGCCGACAAGCTGGCGAAGGGCATCAAAGCCCATGACAAGAGCGGTGCGCCCATTGTGGGCACCAGCACATTTGATTCCGACACCTCCGAGGACACCGCCGTTGCGGCGGAAATCCTTTTAGGGAAAACGGCCCACGCGAAAGGCGCGAAGCTGACCGGCACCATGCCGAATCAGGGCGGCAAGACCCTTGACATCACGGACAAGTCTGCCCCTGTTTCCATCCCCATGGGCTTCCATGACGGCTCCGGCAAAGCGCAGATCGCGGAGGCGGAGGCGGCAAAGCTGATCCCCGCCAACATCCGGGAGGGCATTACGGTCTTGGGCGTGTCCGGCACCATGAGCGGCAGCGAGAACATGAAGGCGCAGGCCAAGAGCGCCACGCCTATCTTCGCCCAGCAGGAGATTTTACCGGATGAGGGCTACAACTGCCTGTCCTCCGTCACTGTGGCGGCGATCCCTGTCAGCTACACCGACAACGAGCAGGGAGGCCAGACCATGAAAGTAGGTGCGTAAGGATGGCGGTCAACAAGGTCGAGGTAAACGGTGAGACGAAGCTGGATCTGACCCAGGACACCGTGACCCCGGAGAATCTGCTCTCCGGGGCCACCGCCCACAATGCGGCGGGAGAGCGGATCAGCGGCGCGGTGGCGCCTGTCCGATACGATGTTGCTCAGGATCTGACCTCCAATCAGAAAACCCAGGCGAGGGGGAATATCAACGCTGCCCCCGGCGGGTACGGACTGGGGGGAAGGGCAAAATGGCTTACAGAAGCGGATGACGTGAATGCCATATCTGAATCTGGTTGGTACGCATGGGATAGCCCTCACACCCCTAAAAATGCGATCAATGTGGCATATTCAAGTGTCATGCGCGTAGATGCGCAAAACGAAGTTGTCAACTCAAAAACAATATATGGCGTATCCGAAGCCAAGGCATACCCAATTGTGGTAAGGAATATGACGTACGGCTCATTCGTCGGCGAATGGGAATACGAAAACCCGCCGATGAACTTGGGCGTAGAGTATCGCACCACGGAGCGGTATCTCAGCAAGCCGGTTTATGTGAAAACGATAAACATGGGGAATCTCCCGGGCAATGCCGTAAAGCAGGGCAGTTTCCAGTCGAATAACGTCGTCGATAAAATCGTATCCGTAACCGGCCAATGCACTTCCGACTCAGGAGTGAACATGTCCTTGCCTTACCACGCAGGGGCTAATCCGAACTGGGATACCGTAATTCTTATTGGCGCGACAGGGGCAGGAACAGCTCAAATAGTCACATTTTCCGAAGATCTTGCCGGATATACAGATGCCTATATTACGGTGAAATACACCAAACTGGCAGATTAAAGTAGGCGGCTCTATGGAAAACACCTGCGTATGCTGCGGAGCTATCATCCCGGAGGGCTTACAGGTCTGCCCGATTTGTGAGCGACAATGGCCTGAATTTTAACCTGCACGAAAGCAAGTCGGAATTACCCTAAAAACTGCAACTTTTTAAGGGGGTGTAGAATGGAAATTCTACAGATCGTATTAACTGCCGCCACCGGCTCCGGCGTGACCGCCATCATCCTCGCGATCCTCCAGCGGAAGTGGGCCAAGGATGACAAGCGGGACGCCATCGTGGACGCGCTGAAAGTGCTGCTGATCGACCGGGTGCGCTATCTGGGCCAGAAGTACATCTCCGACGGCAGCGTCAGCCTGTCGGATAGAGAAACGCTGGACGAGATGCACCAAGCCTACAAGTCCCTTGGCGGCAACGGGCACCTGAAAATCATCATGTCCGAGGTTGGGGAACTCCCAATCCGGAAAGAATGAAAGGAGAACATTATGGAAAACATCAAGAAACGGCTGGGCAATCTGCTGGCGGTGAAAAGCCTTGTGACCATCACCCTGACGGTGATCTTCGCGGTGCTGGCTCTGCGGGGTGACATTTCCGGGACGGAGTTTCTGACCATCTTTACCACGGTTATCGCATTCTATTTCGGCACCCAGCGGGTCAACGAGGACAAAAACGGTTGAAACCGGTTGAAAATCAACCGAAAATTTGAAAGGGGACATATTATGAACAAGATCTACGAGAACATCATCAACGAGGGCAAGGCCACCGGTAAGACCATCGAGGCCATCAACAAGGAGCTGAAAGAGGCCGGTGCCAACTTCCACCTGAATCCTGACGGCGGCGTGGCCAATTGGACGGAGGACGAAATGCGGGAGGGCTTTATCCCCGCCGAGAAGGATCCGGAGCCGCTCCCTCAGACGCTGGATACTCGTCGCCGGGAGGATCTGGCGGGCACCGTCCAGATCCAGCGGATCGTCGGAGCCACCTATGAGGTGACTTATGACGAGGACGGCTACTTCATCAAGGCTTCCCGTGTGCGCCATGGTTGATACATTCGACTGCGCAAGAGCGCAGATCTACCACAACACCGGCAAGCTGACCCTGGCGCAGATCAAGGCAAAGACCGGCTGCACCCACATCATCAACGGCTATCTGTTCAACGGCAAGTTCCGGCCGGTGGGCTGGACGGTGATCGACGGCAAGGTCATTAGCCGGGACAAATACCAGGACTGGGGCGTGTCTATCGGCTCCGACGGACTGCCGAAGATGCTGACGGACCGGTGGGGATCCTTTCTCTCAGGCGTCCCGATCCTCAAGGGCGGCGCCAAGCTGTACCGGGAGCTGACGCCGGACGTGGCCCGGCCTGCCGCCCGGACTGCGGTGGGCTGGCTGGCCAACGGCAAGGTATGCCTGTGGTGCGACAAGACCAGCCTGACCCGGGAGCAGCTCCAGAACAAGCTGCTGGGGCTGGGCGTGGGGGGCGCCCTGATGCTGAGCGGCGGGGG